TAGGCACCTCCAGTTCAACAGCGGATTCCATAATTTTTTTTATTTTTTCAGCTTGTTTATCACTTTCTACAGAAATATCCAGTTCATCATGAATTTGAATATGGGGTATAATATTTTCTTTATATAGTTCTAACATACATTTTTTAGTCATATCAGCTGCTGATCCCTGAATTAATTTATTAAGAGCTTTGTAGGTATAAGCTCGTTTTATCCCTGGTCCGTGTTCCCTGAGCGCCTCATTATGGGGCAATGCTTTATGCATACCGAATTGATTTGGTTCCCATAGATGAAAACGACAAAGTCTTCCAAGAAGTGTTCGAATCTGTCCATGTTCCTGAGCACGATTCGATGCAACATGCATTAATTGTTTTACAAATGGAACTTTTCCATGATACATTTGAAATAATTCTTCTGCTTTTTCTATGCTCACACCAAGTTCTGCTTGTAACTTGGCTTTTCCCATTCCATAGAATAGTCCTAGATTAATTGTCTTTGCTTGAGTTCTAGGAATATTTGCCATCTCTGCTACAATTTTATGAAAATCTGTGTCTGGATTATTTTGATAAGAATCAACGACATTATAGGCTGACGGAAATTTATAAAGTGACGCGTAATGCACAACTAATCTTGGTTCCTGCTGATTATAATCAAAACATCCCCATGTACAATTTTCCTCTGGTATAAATAAACCTCTAATTAAAGGTCCGAGGTCCTTGTTCCGTGCTGGAATCTGCTGTAAATTTGGATTTCGGTATGAAAATCTTCCTGTAACTGTTCCTCCACTATCTCCTCGAAGTTGATTAATGTCCGCATGAATTCTACCTTTATGCTCGTAATTAATAATAGTATCGATAAATGTAGTATGGGCCTTGTTTACTTCTCTAGCTTTTGCTATCTTTTGAACTAGAGGATGTTTATGTTCGGAAAGAAAATTTTTTGTAAATGACGGAGCCTTCGTTTTTTCCGTTCGTTCATAAGGCAATTTCAATTTGTCAAAAACTCTGGCAATGGATCGTGCTGCCCATATTTGAGGCTCTATCTGTGTTTCTTTTTTTATTTCTAGCAGGAGCTCTTTTTCTTGTTTTTCTAATTGTTGCTTTAATTTGTGGGCTTGTGGAACGTCTACTCGCACGCCTTTGAATCTCATATCAACCAGACAAGGGAATAATTCTGTTTCTAGATTAAAGATACTTTCTACATCCTGATTTGATATTTCTCTTTTTAGAAGTTGCCATAGTTCTAAAGTAAGAGAAGCATCTCGCTCAGCATATCCTCCAACAAAAGTTGCTGGAAGTTTCCATAACTCTGCTTTAGGATCTACACCCCAATCTTTTGCAGCTTCATTTAATGTGGATTCATTTTTTCCGTAGCCTAAATAATCCCAACTCAAGGAATTTAAATCATACCGATACTTATTCTCATTAACTAAAGAAGCTGCGATCATGGTATCAGTGATTAAGCCATTGATTTTTATACCCATTTTTCGTATCCAGCAGACATCATACATGGCATTGTGAAAAATTTTTGTTGCCTCTGTCGACATAGTATCTTTAAACCAGGATAAAACTTTTTTCCGATTCATATTAGGATTCGTTCCATGTGCAATTGGGAAATACCAAGAATTATCTTTTACAGCTACTGCTATTCCTACTACTTCGCCGTTACCAATGATTGAACCTGATCCCTTGTTTTTTAAATCAGGATCTCTGGTTTCAAGATCCACTGCAATTTCTGAATATTTAGATAAGTCAGGACAATTTGATGGTGTAGTCCATTCTTTTTGAGCTTCGAATTTAGGAATAATCATTTAGAATAATCTCTTTCAATAATCATATCAATATAATGTTTTGCTTTCTTCAAATCTTGTACTTCTCCTTTCGCTGCATGTCTGCAAATATATTTAATAGCATTTCCTTCTGCAAATAGCAATTTATTTTTATTAATAAATTCACTAGGTTGAATTTTCATTTTTTTATAATGTGTCCCGCCTATTTGTTTATTATATACGCTCATGAAATTTCCAACAGGATTAAACAAAATATAAAAGTATATAGACAAATAACTGTTATTATTGTAACGCTGTTCATTCTTGATAACCATATCTTTCTATTTTTGCCTTTAATAAATATAAATTTTGTTTTGCTCGTGTTGCACCAACATAAAAAATCCTGTGTTCCTCGTATTGTTTTTCAAGACTATTTGCCATAGAATTTCTTATCTTACTTGTATTATCTAATGCTAGAATTACATTCATCGCTTCTCCACCCTTAGTAACATGAATAGTTTGTAATTTAATTCTAGCAGGAAGACTTAATTTTTCTCCGCTACTGAGCATGGTTCTTATATATAATTTCTCATTAGCATTAGCTTCTGTAAACATATCAAACCATACACTTCCTCGGCTAAACCCAGCGTCTTCTATGTTTATTAATTTCTTTTTTTCAAATGATTTTTCGTTAAAATCGAAATCAAGATAATCAAAAATATCTCTACATTCTGGTAATGTTATAGATTCTCCTTTATTCCACCGAGTCCAATTTAAAATGCTTTTGTACAATCTTACATCGTGACTTTTGCCGTTTTTAGTTTCGTAATATAGATTTTTATCCCTTAATTCTTTTTCAATTTTTAGTATTTTTGAATTTGTTCTTGCCAAAATTAACCAATTATCTTTAAATAGGTTCACATTATCTAATGAATATATAGCTTCTTGGTGTCCTTCTATGATATTTTTTTCTTTATCTTTTCGAGGTTCCCATGTTTTATCAATTCGTTTATTTTCTGGAATACGTGAAATCCATTTATTAGCAATTTTCTGAACCGCTTGAGGAACCCTGCGAGATTCATCGAGAAATTCATTGTCCGCAGGTTCATTAATAAATCTATTAACATCTGCTCCGGCCCAGGCAAAAATAGCTTGATCATCATCACCCGCCATAAAGATATTATTGGTTTTTGTTTTTAATATGTTGAACATTTTCCATTGAATTGGAGATAGATCCTGAGCTTCATCAATAAAGATTACATCAAATGTGGGAGATTTATAAGATTCTTTTATAAATTTATTAATCATATCTGTGTAGTCAATTAAATTATTTTTTTGTTTATAATTTTGAAGGTTAATATCAATATGCTTCAAAATTTGATAGTCAATTTTTCTAGAATACTCATTAGTATTGAATTCTGTTTCAACCAAAATATCCTTGACTCTTGATTTATTAATAAGTTGGAAATATTCCGAGTCACAGGTTAAATATCCATTGCTTTCCATATCATCATATTTTGTATATTTTACACGAACATTTGTAAGTCTACCAATATCCTCATAATGCTCTGGTTGCATTACACGATCTTCAGTTAAACCTAGAACGTGAAAAGAAAAAGAATGCAAAGTTTGAAAAAATTTTAAATCTTTCTTTTTAAGATTAAATGAAACATCTTTAAATTCTTTGTTTTCAAGAAAAGTATCTCTTGCGTTATAAGCCGCTTTTTTAGTGAATGCAAAATATCCTATACGATTCAGTGGAGTTCCTTTTTTTATGTAGTCTCTTACATAATTGAGTAAAGTAAAAGTTTTACCGGTTCCTGGTGGACCCAATACTTTTATTTTTTTCATTATATGATGTCTTTTCTCGACTTAATAGAAACTATGTCTTCATCAAGATCAGGTTCTTCAAAAATTGATTGTAGGACACAGACCACATCAAGTGGTTCATAAGATTTTTCTTCTTCTTTCTTGGGAAATCTTTTTCTAGTAAATTTTCCTTTAATCTTTTCAATATTTTCAATCATCCATCCCGTTCGATCTTGTTTTATTTTCCATTCTTTACTTTTAAGAAAATTATAAAATGGATCAAATCTAAAGTATGCATATTCTTCATCGAAAAGAGTAGCTCCACTTTTAAAAGCAGTATATGTTGTTGCTTGTGGTCCATTTATATATTCTTTCATACAAATAAATAATTGGTCCTCGGGACTTGTTCCTTTTGGAGGATCTAATTCTTTTTGAGTAGAAAATAAAACATCTAACACCTCTTGATAGGCAACATCTTTTACACGTGGCGGGATAAACCCTGCATAAATTCCAATAATATTTCTTACTTTTCTTTGATCTGTAATCCATTCAATGGATTTTGCATGCACAGGTTTAATTTTTACACCATCAGGTAACGCTACATTAAATGTATATTCTGGGTCTGGTTTATAATTAATTTTTACAAGACCAGATAATCCAGGGAAAATTCTGTTTTTATCTGAATTTATTCCATATTTTCTTTTAACGCATTCTGCTTTCATGCAATGATGAACAATAGGTTCTTCGGTACAGGTATGTCCCTTAGTTTCCTTTTTCCAAGATCTTATTTTGAATCTAACTTTCTCATCATCCCATTCTTTTGAATATTCGAAATAATCTCTTGCAGCTTCTATGATTTTTTGCTCCCAATCATCGGGATATTTCTTTTTTGCAAAAACCATATAATTATATAAAAATCTATCTCGTCCATCGGATAATTTCTCTTTGCTTAATGCCTGTAAACACGGAGGACCATCTTCGAATTCTTTGGCACCTCCCTGCAACACAGTTTTTACGTGAGTTAATGAGAATTCTTCTAATTCTTTGGCTGTTTTTTGATTTACTTCAACAACTTGGATAAATTGTTCAAATGTGAAGGATGTGCCGTCTAGATTTAAAGCCACTCTTTCTTTTTTATTGTAATAGGGTAAATTTATGAAGTTTCCATTGAGCGGTTTTCCTTTTTCGTCAGTCCCTAGTTCTGTTTGCTTTGGAAATATTTCTGTAGCAGCATCTAGTTTAAATGTGAAGAGTAAAGTGCTCAAAAAATTTCGTATAATTGTTGCTTTTGCTGGTTCTTTTAGAAAAACATATAAATGCAGACCTCCACTTTTAGATTTGCAAGGTACAATTGGTAAATTATGTTTTTTGATTACTTCTAGAAATTTTTTTGGACTAAAAGCCTTATATTCAGGATCAACATCTATGGCACCAAAACTTGCCATTCCTTCATCATCGCATGCTTGTATTCCTATTGATTTAACTCCTAAAAGATGGTCTTGATAGTCCTTATCTGTAATTGGGCGTGAGGCCCAACCGTAATCTCCTTGTTTTAATTTAAGTTTTCCTGTTTCTGGATCAGTGTATCCGTTTTTAATATTGGCGTAGCCAAAATTTCTTTTTAATCCGGTAAATATATCTATGTATTTCTTATCAATTGTCATAATGCGTATTTCTTATCAATTGTCATAATGTTCCGGGCGGCTCACTCTCGCTCACCGCCCAGCCTTCAGTTACGATCGTAATGAAAATTAGATATGGGATGGAGTTTGTTTTGCAGCAGTTTCGCCATGTTTAACTGCAACATCTCCTTTAGAAATGTTTTCTGCAAAAACTCTAGCTTGTTGATACAATTCAGTTTCTTGAACTTGACCAATTTTGCTAACTTCCCAACCAAACCATGTTCCTTTATCATTCGATTGTTGAACTGCTTTTAATCGATAAATGTGGCTGAAAGATGCCGGTGTAAATAATCCATTTTCACCCTTTAATTTTATACTCGACATCATACTATTCCACTTTCTACTAATTTTTAATTGAGTAGATTTCATAGCGATTAGAGCGGTAGATGGATTACCATTACACATAATTACAAAATGACTCGCTGTTTTTTCAATGTAATTACCATTCGGTAATCTATCTTTAAAAGAAGCGTCTCTAGTTGTTTTAGTCATAACATCACTTGAGGATGAATGAATTGCAACAGGAGCGCCTGATCCTTCGCCACGTTCTTTCCACTCAATGTATTCCAATTTATAGTAGCATGGAACTACATTTATGCCTTTCTCGCCATCAAATAAGTCACTGGTTACAGAATTGAAAATCATTCCCGGTTCTGCACCTTTGACATATTTTCCATCTTTTTTATTTACTTCAGGCGATAATTGCCCCAGTATTTTTAAAAATGGTAAGGCTAGATCTTCTTGCCTTATATTACCTAAGCCTTTACCTGAGTCAGCTTCAAGATTTGAAACTGCCAAGGCTCCAGCTTGTTCTTTTTTTACTACGTTTTTTCCATTGTTCATGGTTATTATTTCCTCGTTATTTTGGTCCTGTTTCCTGCGAACACGTTAAATAGATCAGAGGGCATATCTTGTCCAGCTTCAATACGCTCTCTGACCAAAGCTTTGAGGGTCATTGGTTCAACCTTTAATTTCTGGACGGGTTGAAACCCTTGCCCTGCTGCAAGGCCGGCGTAAGCCGTTGCCTTGTTATCTTCGTTACGACCAAAGGAAACGGTTATCTCATTTTTAATGAGGTCACCCAGGCCGTTGTTTCGAAGCCAGTTAAATGCTTTTTCTTTTTTATCTATAGAAATAGAAGCACCGTAGATGGGTTTTACTTCTACTGCGGACCCATCTGCTAATTTTAATGTAGAGATATTCATTTCAGTCATCATTGTTGGAATAACTTCTGCTGAAATAATATCCAAATCTTTCTTTAATTTCTTAAGTTCAGTGTCTTTTTCTTTCACCTGATCTTCCATTTGTCTTAATTTTACTACTTGATCAGAAAGAGCCTTCACCTCATTTGTTTGTGTGATGGATTCCGTCTGATCTTTTTCAAAATCAATTTTGCTCATAAATTTTTATTTCCTTTCTCATTATTTCTATTTCTTTACAACATTTGTAGTATCTATTCCACCAAATTATACTATAAAAACAATCTAGAAGAACAGTGGGAAAAATATACAGTCGAAAGAAAAATGATAAAATAGGTTTTTGTTTATAATATTCGTGAAGGGCTTTTTTAGAAATTTCTTTATGTCTTTCTACATCTAAAAAATTTTCAGTCCATGCTTCTGCAGACTCTAGTCTTTGTTTTAATTTATGATATGCTCTATTCATTAATTTTTCCTTTCTCATATAAGTTTATTTCTAGTGGATAATATACTTTCTCCTGTCTATCCCATTTTAAAAGATTAAATTTCCCGTTATTTATGTCGGATACAATTGCACAGGCAAGTCCTATAACTGCAGGATCACCAGACAAAAGTAAATAATCGTTTGAGTTGTAATCTTTTAACAACCGCCTTAGTTCGAATACAATAGGTCCTGGGCTTAAAACGATTTGTGTATCCTCTTTTAAAAGAACTTTAAGTTTACCGTATTTAAGAGCACCCATAATATTATACTTAGGACGACCGACTCGTGTCCCGGGCAGTTCTTGTATTACATAAACTATACTTTCTTTTTCCATAATAACTTTCTTGACAAGT